TCGGTTTTATTTTTACCCTGTAGGGTTATATTGTAACTACTACCTGCCATGATCTATTTGCTTTTTCTTTTCTTGTAAATAAGCTACCCAACCTGTAAATTCAGATAAGGACATTTTATTTTCCATTTCACTAACTGTCATACCTAACAACTCCGCTAGATAGTATCGTGCAAACAAATCCTTATCTGTACTTACTTTTTTTGTTGTTCCTCAACTGATGGGGAATCCATCATTGCTTCAACAACTCTTTGCAATACATTACGATCAACTTTAGTCATAAGATCATGCTTATCACCAATGCTGAATATTTTATCGCCTTCACTATCTAAAGCTTTTTCAATTAAAGTATATGCTAACAAAGATAAATCATCGTCTTTAGCAAGTTTTTGTAACTTGTTCATTTCTGCAAGAGTCATAGGTCTTGCATGTATTATCAATGGTTTATCTTTTTCTCCCCATTCTGGTACTTTAATTTTTTTTATACCTAAACTATCAAAATGAGTTTTTGCGTTATCAATAACTGACATATTAAGCTGTCAATGTTGTAAGACCACCAGTACCTTGTAAAGACACTGAAGCTTCTACTAAACCATCAAATGCAGCATTTCTAGTGAAACCTGTCACTATTGCTGAACCTTGATAGTATGTGTCACCAGAAGCATCCCCTTCAGGATAGACTTCTAGAGTAACAGTAGAACCTACTGATAATGCAGTTTGACCTGAATCTGTTTCATCAAAATTGACATCAACACTTGCAACAAATGAAGTTAGTGTAGATACAAATGATCTTGAACTATCACCCATTGCAGTTTTTTCAACAGTATCAGAGCTTTCTTCAAGTGAATAGCTTTTTACTTCGGCAACAGTAGCACTACCTACTTTAATTTTGCCTTCACTACCTTTACGAACCGCCATTTTCTTTTACCTCTTTTTTAGAAGAAGATTTAGATTTGGTTGCTTCTTCTTTCCAACCTTTATTCAATAGACTCTCAACCTTAGAAGGATGTGCTTCTATAGAAACTTTGCCATCTGGACTATATAATTTCATAACTACCTCGCAACGTCTGGACTTGTTTCCAGAACATAATAATCGACTTTAAAACTCATGGTGACATAGCCCACGGGTTTTTCACCTTCCGCATTGTATTCAATTTCAGTTGCTTCTAAAAAAGAATCTTTTGCCAAACCATTTACAGTGACATCTGATGCCATTGCAGTTTCAACCTCTTTGCATATTGTATCAATTGTATCGTCAAAATTGGAATTTGCTTTGACATAACCTTCAATATTTACTGTAAGATTTCTTTCCATAGTTCTCGCAGCACCTATATCAATTGGCATAGACTCTTCAACTTTTGTATATATCAGCAAAGCTGGTAAGTTAGAATCTTCTAATGGATAGACACGACTTTGAAAAACATTACTACCTGTCGTAGTCAGACCAGTAAGTGTTGTACCTATTCTTTCTCTAATTTGTTGTCTAACGTGATCTGCCATTATATTTCTTGTAACATTAATGAAGTAAATCCTGTATTGTCTTTTTGCACATTGACTACAGTAAAAGATTTTGCTGCAACTAAAGTGTTACCGTCAACATCTTTATAAGCTGCAACAGCTAGTGTGTTGCCATGTGCAACAGAAGGCACATCAACTGTTCGACAATATGCAATAGGTTTTGTGCTTTCTACACCCTCACCAAAATCAACTTCAAAGTATTCATTATTTAAAATAAGTTGTATTGTTGAAGTTTGACCACTTGTGTTAGTAAAAGTAGCAGTTCGACCATGTCCAAAACTAGAATCTAAATAAGCTTCCATGTCCTCTTCTGTTTCTAATCTATATTCTGACATTATTGTTCCTGTAAGGTTAATTCGACAAATCCAGTGTTATCTGGTTGCACATTTTTTATTATAAAAGTAGTTTCTGGTACTAAGGTACTTCCTTTGTTAGTCGTGATAGCATTAACAATTAATCTATCCTCCTGTGAAATATAAGGAACATCACTTGACTTGATTAAAGCTTTTGGTTGAAAACCTTCGACTGAAATACTATTACCAGTGATATCAAAATATTCTTGATCAATAATAATATTTATATTTTCTCTGTTACCAGAATCAATATCAAACCAAGTATCAATCAAACCATTGCGTTGATCAAATAAAGAATTTTGTACTTCAAAAAAAACAGCAGTGACAGCATGACCTGTCGTAGCATCTAGATAAGAATTAAAATCTGCTGCACTTTCTAAAGCCATTACTTACTTCTTTTTTTTGGTTTTGGTGTATCTGATTTTTCTAAACCAACACTTCTATTGGCTTCTTTTTTAGTTTCTTTTTTTGTATATGGCTCTGCCTTTTTGTAACCTATTAATGCATCACCTACTGCTGGTGACAGTTCAACGACATCACCTGCTTTGACTTTTTTTCCGTCAGCTATCGTATCTGACAATATTAAAAATTTACTCATAACTTTTACCTCTTTTGAAGAAGCAGGAGAGATAATCCCCCCTGCTTTTTCAGTAGTTAGTACCACTTATTAAGAAGCAGCACAGAACGAAACTGCGTGTCTTACAGCGACATCAACAGATTGTAATGCTACTACTCTAACAGTACCAGAAGTTGAATTGCTGTAAGGGTCTACAACAATATCTAATCCACCAAACATACCAACTAATAAGTCATTGTAATTACCAAAGACATAATTATTAGCAGTAAGTTGTGCGGACACAACAACTGGGTAGCCATTCATCTCACCATTTGTAAGAACGAATTGACCACTTCCACTATCTTTTGTAGTTGTTTTTAATGTGCCAGCATTAGTTGGGTGAACTATATAAGCCAAGTTACCGACTAAAGCATTGTCAACTGCAATAGCACTTTCGATTGATACGATCTCAGCGAAAGTTGGTGCTGCAGCACTACTTAAAGAAACAGTGTTAATACCAGTAGTATTTGTAATACCAGTTGGATTACCACTTGAACCAGAACCTTCAAGAGCAGCATTATCTATAGCAATTGCCATGGAAGCAGCTAAATCATTTCTGATTAAGTTTTCAACGTCTAAAGATGATTGAATCATCAATTGTCTTGTAACGTCAGTGAATGCACCTAAAGTTTTAGGGGACATAGTGACTGATCCAATTGTCATTTCTGACTCACCAGCAGCACCACCTTCAGAACTTATGAAAGCAGCAGTTGATGCAGCAGTTTTTCTAGGGATTTTTACATCGCCTGAAAGACCATTAAGCATAGTAGCTAAAGGCATGACTGAACTGTTGTTTCTTAGAACATCAATAAAATCACCAGCTCTAAAATCCTGAGCAATCAAATTAGAATCGTCAGATGCATTTAAATCACGTTGACCCCAATTGGCTAGAACTTCTGGTGGTAATAAAACACCCTGAGCAGTTTTACCATATATTTTTCCAGCAGCTTCAGAACATTCAAATTCAAAAGCAGCTTCTTCTTGTGCTTTACGATCAGTAGGGTTAGCCATAGCGTTAATTGCTCTAAGCAAACTAAAGTTTCTAACTTCCTTTTCTGACATACCGATCTCAGAAGGAGTCTCTAAAGGTGTGTCATTAGAAATATTTTCTAATAATTCACCTCTAAATTCTTCAACTGTAAGACCGTCTTGTATCGCTTGATTACCTAAATCTCTTTTATTGTGACGGGCAGCTAAATCAAGAATCTCTTTAGAGTTTCTTTTAAATTCATTTTTTGCTTCGACAACTGCTTGAGACTTAACTTCATCAAGATTTACTTCTTGTTTATCGTTTTCCATTTCTCTTACCTCATTGTATGAAATAGTTTGTTTATCTTTAGAACGACCAACACCAACAAGTCTACTTTGATCTGCTGGAATACTTACCATAGAAACTTCCATAGGAGTAAATGCAGCACGATAATAAGTTTCATCGTCTTTTTCAGTACGTTCCATTTTGTCGATGCGATAGCCAAGACTCACGTTCATGCGAATCCCATCTACCACGTCTTGAAAGACTTCTCGAGCAAGATTAGATTTACCAAATCTAACCAAAGCAGTTGTTCTTTTCTGCTCCTCGTCAAGTCTAAATTCCTCGATTACACCAATCTGCTTAGTCATGTCGTGATCAAGTAGTAATGGTGCAGTTTTGCTTTGGATAAATGACATATTTATATCCTCAGCTTTATGCGAAAGAATTTCCTTACCGAAACTTCTTTCAACTGGTTCTTCAGAAGATACTCCCATTCTGACAGTGCGTTTTTCCTCATCAATATGATGTGATCTAGATAAAGTTACAGTTCTGTATTCGATTTTTTTATCTAATACATTTCTGTCTTTATCTTCTTCATCATCTTCGTGATAAGGTCTTTCTTC